GCTTTCTCAACCGGCTGGGCAAGAGCGTCTGTTAGGACGTCTATCTCTTTGTTCAGTTCCCGTGTCTTATCCAGACAGAGGGACAAAGGATCCCATTGGATAAAATTAACACGAAGTCCATACTTGGTCGGGTACAGACCCGCGTGCCGATCTTTCCGCAGGAGCGAATAATCGCTTCTCCCAGGTTCGCTTTCGAACATCCTGGCATTTATATAAGATGGAGATGGGTGTAGATCATCCAGTAGCTCACAGATTCCGTAGGGTAGAACTCTTTTATACAAAAAGGCTCCGAGATATAGACCAAGTGGTCCAGCTCCCGTGCCCTTGGAGAGTCTAAAATATTTTTGGAAGTTACACCGTTTCCGGCGATCTTCAATTACGTCTACGCTTTCTGTGAGATCCCACATTAAACCGGTCGGTTGACCGGTTGGTGGAGCCCAAGGACTAATTCCCTCATCTCTATTGCTACACTTTTGTAGCGTTGTCCATTTACTAAGAACCTTCTTAGCACGACCCATCCAGAGAGCCTTGTAAGCCTGATCTTTAGGCCAAGTGATCTCTTTTTCTGGATTTTTCAAAAGATAATTTGCTAGTTCCATTTGTCTGAAGCTTATTTCCTCATCCATGTTTAGGATGCACCCGTCCCTTGGAAGGCCTAAGCCCCCCAGGTCCCTGGGCATCCAATAGGACATACCGTCAGGCACGTGACTCAACAGGAACCTAAAGTCGTGCAAAAACAGACTGGTCAGACGTTCCTTCTTACTCTTAGAGTGACCTCGTAAGAGGTCCTCTAGGAGAGAAGGTAAATCTGTCCAATCTCGCTCTGCACCGCCCTTTGGGTCGACTGGAGAAACGTGTCCAAAATTGACGTATCCTACGGGTTTGGGTATGTTTTCTTCATAATTCCACGTAAAGATCTGACTGTTTATCTGAAACCAGAATGGGGAGAAGTAAGTTTTACCAATACTACTCTCCAAACCGGCCGCCTTACACAGGCGTAACCAGATATCAGGGAGGCTTAAGGGCCCCTTGAAAAGACAGTCATCCCCATTAATTCGTAAGGGGCGATCGCGTAGTGGGATCTCATCCAGTGTCCAATCTGCTTGAATCATTGCGGAATCACAAACCGCATGGTTCACGAGACAGAGAACTGGGAAGGAAATAGGTGAGCCCATGAGCTGCCCATTGCGCTGTGGTAAAATCTCTCCTTCGTAATCGAGAGAATGACCCACTAGAGCGCGTAGGCAGAGTCGTCGCAGCCAATTTGGAAAGCTGCAACGACGGGCGACCCGATCCATGACAAAGTGTGAAAGATCACTTCGCAAATTATCGGTAGCTGCTTTGTAATCACCAGAGATGTAGATCTCATCAGGACCACAGTTACCTATGTTCACCGTATCACTACTTGCAGGTTTCCCTATCAAGGAGTAAACCGGATAGATCTTAAGAGTATCCCAGAGAAATTGTTGAACCTCTCTGAGCACCCAATAGGAAAATATGGGACCCGCGGTTACCACTCGGGTTTTACAGGACTCGGGAATAGCTATAGGTCTACAGGTAAACCCGGCCCTTAATTCCTTCTCTACCTCCTTCTCCACTAGAAGAGCGAAGATCTTTTGTATCTCCTCTGAGTGTGATGGTAGGGTAAAGCTCCCATGAGACGACAGGGCAAAGCTCTGGGCGGTATCCAGTTTAACTGGTCCCGCTGAGTCTCGCGACGTTTCCCAAACTCGAAGTATCTTCGATGCAGCCCCCCCAGTCCAATCAGAACTGACGCCGGGTGCATGATAATGACCTCGTATTGAGGGAAATGATGCCTTCTCCTTGAAGAAGAATTTTGTCGGACGACCGTTTGTCGTGAAAACGTCATCAACGATTGCAGCGGACGCACACATTATAGAGTCAAGTTGGGTAGGTGCATTCTCGAAACCGGTAGGACCGGTACAGATTGTCTTCCTATGCTTGACTAATGTCTCAGAAATAAATCGGGGGGAGACAGTCGCTGTCCCCTTCTTAATATTCTGTAGCGTCTGAGCCTTGAAAAGAGCCTTACGATCAGTAGGGCGTCTAAAGAGGCGATATGATAGAATTTTGACCACAGATCTAATAAACCTGCCGGGTCTACCGGGTACTACACCAAAGATCTTCATTGATTGTTTGGGAGGTACCGGGCGTTCTTGGGAGCAGCATATAGAGAAAAGGGAGGCACTCCACCACTTAATAGTGGCTGAGAGTATTCCCTCGTTCTCCATATGCTGCCAACGAACTAACCAAGAACTAAGCTCATCGGCGTTTAATTTATCCATGGCGAATATGGTTTTTAGCATTTTGTACACGTGAAGCACATTGTGTACAACCCTGAGAAATGATCGTCTCTTTCCATGATCG